ATAATATCTAATAAGGACAAAAAGATAACTTATCCAATGGTATTCGTATCTCTAGAATCAGTAGCTATAAAGGTAGATGCATATAATCATAAATCAATGTATAGAAGAGGCGCTTATGGAAATCCAGATGAGGGTAATACATCTGTTCCTAGATACACGATAGTACCGACAGATACGGTTTTCGAAATAACCATGATAACCAATGATTTTATAGGTACTATGAACTATATTAATAACTGGATACTTAATGCGGTTGGGAATCATCTAAATTTTACCCAAGTATATCAAGGCATGCATTATGATGTTAAGATAGGGATGGCAAATGATATATCCGTACCCAAAAAAGAAAACTCTATAGACCTACCCAGTCATTACGAGATAATATCAACCCTGACCGTTTCTGGGTATACATCCTCCTTGTTCGAGAATCAGGATATAGCTATTAAGGAGCAGGTAACTAGTCTTGGAATAGAGGGACAAGATATTGGTGAGTTAGTAATTACATCGAATTGGCCCACCTGAATAATTTAATAATAAGGAAATATAATGCCAACCATCAGTAACAAAGCAATTCAGCTGGATGTAAAAGCGTATATAGTTGATAACAACATTAGAAGAAGTGTTTTATCAACTCGTGCAGTAGCGTTGGCCACTGATGCTAACATTATTCAGAACACATTGGTACTAGGTCCAAACGACAGTAGTGTCTTGCCGGTTACTGCTAGCAACAATTTTACTTTTATTAAGACAGATAGACCCATAAAGATTACTATGACCAATAGTAGTGGTTCTTTTGTGATTAACACGTCGAATATTTTTGCCATAAGCGACAACATTACCGGATTACTCCTAGAAAACCTGAGTACTATGGTAAGCGCTGAAGTTTTTGTGATTCAAGCCTAAGGAAGATAAAGAAGATGTTATATCTAGTAAACAAGTCAAAAGTGGCTATTGATACACCTATCGTAAATGATAGGGGCGATAAAGACTCCATTCAGGTAATGCCAAATTCCAGTCGTGGTGCTGAGGTACCAAGTGGGTGGAAGATAGACCCCAGCTTCTTGAATACCAGTATTCAACAAGTAGAACGTTAAACATATAAGGAAACACTAAAAATGCCTCTCTACAGTTCTGCTGGAGTATACATCCAAGAAGTAGATTTATCTCAAATCATACAATCGGAATCGTCTTCTATTGGTGGTATCGTTGGTGCCTCTAAAAAGGGTCCTATTGATAGACCAGTACTAATCAATAACACTAAACAGTTGATTGATGTTTTTGGTGTTCCTGATGCTGGTGTTTCGTTCATGCATTATTCAAGTTTGGCTTTTCTGGAAAAGGGCAAGCAGCTTTGGGTTAGGCGTGTGGCAGGCGCTGGTGCGACCTATGGCGGTATGGCATTACAACAAAAAGCTGTAGACCCGTTTCCAGTGTTGGTTGGTGGTCCAGTACCAAGCCCCACTGCTTTGCTTAACTTTGGTACCTTCGCTGGTGCTACGAGTCCATCGGAAAATATTTTGGCCTTCTACGCTATTGGACCGGGTTCTTATTCTAATAATATTAGAGTAGGTATTAGGTCGGACAATCTACCAGCACTTCAAAGGGTTACGGTTTCCAGTTCTACCACTGGTGGTGTGCTCCCATCCGGAACCTACGAATACGTGGTTACTGCTTTTAATAGTATCACAGAAACCACTGCATCAAACACTGCAGTGATGATTGTAACTGGTTCTACATTAACTAATTCGAACACCATTGTATGGCCACTATTACTTGGGGCTACGGGTTACAAGATCTATGGCAGAACAACTGCTGGTACTGCTGCCTTGATTGCCACAGTTGGCAGTGGGACTACAAGTTATACAGACACCGGAACTATTGTACCAACAGTTGGTGCAGTTCCACCCACTACTGTTGAATCAACTAATCAGTTTACTGTTAATATTTATGATGATTTGGTGTCTGCTACACCAGTTGAGTCGTTTGATGTAACTCTAACCGAACAACTGGATGGAAATGGCCAGCAGCTCGAAGTCGAACAGAAGATTAATGCTTTTTCCAGCTATATTCGTGTCATTTCGAATATCATCGCTTTTGTTACTCCACCTGTCGTTCGTTCTATAGCTCCTGTATATTTTTCCGGTGGTTCAAGCGGAGCTGCTGTTACTAACTTCCAAATTGCTCAAGCATGGCTGGATACATTCAGTGACACAGAAGCCATTACGGTTAAGATTCTGATAAATGGTGGATATTCTAATCCCATAGTTCAAAAGGCCATGGATACATTAGCCCACAAGCGTGGTGACGCCATGGCTGTGCTTGATATTCCATCCAATCAACAGCAATATCAGCAAGCCATTGATTATCGTCGTCTGATTTTGAATTTAAATTCAAACCGGTCTGCTATTTATAGTCCGGACATTCTATATGCTGATAATTACAACGGCAAAGCCATCTATATTCCACCTTCTGGGCACGCAGCTAGTATCTACGCGTTTACCGATTTCGTTAAGAATCCTGGTTGGCAACCTGCTGGTCTAAACCGAGGCATTTTGAATGTACTCGGTGTACGCTATCCCTATAATCAGGAAGTACGTGATGTAACATCACCAGTGCAAATTAACCCTATCGTGTCATTTATTGGTGAAGGTATTGTCCCCTGGGAAGCCCTAACCATGCAGGCCAAACGCTCCGGTTTCTCTTTTGTATCTATTCGTCGTCTTTTTGACGTTTTAGAAGTGGCTACCAAGAAGTTTCTGAAATACTCAGTGCATGAGCCTAATGATGATTTTACTCGTAGACAAATTGTACAGAGCATAGAAGAATATTTAGAGTTTTGGGTTACCCAAAGGGCTATTACTAAGTACAGAGTGGTAGCAGATGAAACCAACAATCCAGGATATTTGACTACATTGGGTCAGCTAAACGTTCACATATATGTCGAGCCTGTCTACCCAATCCAGGTTATTGAAGCTACCTTTATCCTAACTAAGGCTGGCGCTAATTTTGATTACCTAACTGGATTCTAAAATGAAAATGAAAATGAAAACCATAATTGCTAGAATAACCAAAGCGTCTCCAGTTTCAAGAAATTTTGAGAATGGTTTTTTCGGTACCTGTATAAATAACTTGGAGCAGGACAACGAAAAACACTTTAAAGCAATAACAACACATTTTTTTGCTGCTGTAGTAGCAGAGTTAGTGAAAAACTATAATCTTGCAGAAAATCAAGCTATTGATTTGCTAGATTCCACTATAGGACGACATTTGGCCAATGAGCTAGATCAAGCTGGTATTGGCTCTGCCGACTACGATACTGCTTCTATCACCAAGAAGATTTCTATGTCTACTATAGCTGTAACTTTATCCGATATCAGGAAAAGAGAAAAACTCTTTAACCAGATGGGCTGGAAATAATACTACAACATTTCATTTAAATAATTTCACATTATACTTGGACCTGATATAAAATGACCAAACTAGACCTAAACAAAGTTTATAGCAAATTCGCCGATAGACAAAACGCAGTGGTAGCTGCTATCCATGATTATGAGCTGATCAATGATAAGCTAATAAAAGTGGTGTGTACATTTGCCAAAATTGGCACAAATGTAACTAAAGATAATCTACAGAAATCTATTGCTACCCTGCTGAGTGGTCGTGGCTTGGTCGTGGAGAACTCTTTTAGAGAAGTTGAGCACAGCACGCTGGCTCATAATGTCATGGTGGGCTACATCTATGCCGGTCATCAGGTACGTGACTATGATGAAAAAGTAGTCAAGGCCTCTATGAAGACCATGGCTAATAATCTACTCATGGATACTGACCAATCCCTATGGGAAATTAAATCTTCCCCGGATGGTTCTAAATATTTGGCCCGTCATGGCACAGAAGACCTGAGTCAACTAGTTGCTCTAGCCAAAGTTCGTGATACTAACTCACCAAAAATTCGCACTCTGTCTACCACCCAGACTAAGTCTATGGAATTTGTGGCCTTCATTAATAAAGCCAAATGTGAAGTTGGCTATGGTTACGTAGTCAAAGCAGATGCTGATTCCTTGGAGGTTCTGTCAACCGAAGATGAAGTCATGAATATTGATACGGATGATGTCATCGAGGCAGTTGATCTGAATGAAGAGGATGTGATGGAATGTTCCAAAGTGGTTACTACAGCTAATTTGGTTAATCCGGAAAAAATGAAAGAGTATTACCAGAAAATGTTCTCATACGCTCCCGAATATTATCAGCAACTGGTTAAGATAATTGATAGTCACTCGGTTGCCTAAGCGTACGAAGAAATATATTAACACAGGTATAAACAAAAATGGCTCGTACACACCTTCAAGATATTCGATCGCTACCTGATCCATTACTTTCCTATAATTTCGACTTAATTATAAGACCAAAAGGTGGTGGAAATGGCAGACCTTTGACTGTCAAGTGTCAATCTACCTCTATTCCAGGTATGCAGATAGAATCAGTTACTCTATCTCTAAAAGGTGCAGAGGCAAAATATGCTGGTCGCAGAATGTATACTAAGACCCTAGAGGCCAGCATCACAGAAACACGTGATATGTCCACTTATAATGCTATTCAGTCTTGGTTTGATACTATTCGTAATCCAGTAGCTAACACGGGTAGTTATAAGGCCGATTATTCATCGACAGTTCAACTAATACTGTATGATGATATCCCAACAGCTGTTAAAACCTTTAATTTGTTCGGGGTTTATCCAGAGACACTTTCTGATGCTCCTCTTGAAAGCTCCTCTAGTACTATTGTTTCATATAACCTAACTCTATCCTACGATTACTTCCAATAACAAGAATAATAACAATTTAGACTTTTTACGGGCACTATATAGTGCCCGTAATTTTATTTGAATATATATGTATTAAAAAAGTGTTTGTTGCATGATCACCTTTTCCTCAATAGCGTCTTTAGCTGGTTTTACTCCACCTAGTTTTACTCCACCTAGTTTTACAAAACCCGATGTGGCTGGCTTCGTAACTGGTGAAATTCAGAAAAAACTAGATGATATTAGAATCCCTAATGTACCTGGGTTGGGTGGTCTAAACCTATCCGGTATTGGTGGTCTAGTTCCACCTAATATTGGCGGATTGATACCAAACAGTATTGGTGGGACAGGAATTCCGGGACTTGGCTTGTCGCTTGGCGGGAGAACCAGTAGGTCGAAAATGTATCAAAGGGTGGATCCTCTTTTCTCCTTTGACTTCTCTGCTGAATTACCTGGACTGGATGATATTTACGTTGAGGATGTTACAGTTCCAATGGACAAAATTGAGGCCATAGCTAACTTCAGAGCTGGTACTAACACTTATTATGCTGGAAATTATGATATATCAGGTCTGAACATCAAATTCTATGAAGACAGAAGACATAAAGTACTCAGGTATTTATGGGGTTGGAGAAAATCAATACATGATGATAAAGGTAATTTCAATCCATCGGCTGCATATAAAAGAAAGATAATCGTTAAGACTCTGGACTCGGCTGGTATTCCGGTTGGAACATTTATTTTTACCGGGTGTTTTCCAACTGATATTGATCCAATTAATTTGAGTTCCTCAAGTAATGATAGAGTGGTCATGGGTGCGTCTTTTTCGACTGATGGACTAGAAATAAAGTTTAGGTAAGACACTGTAAAAAATCACTTTAAATTCACTACTATACAAAACATGACTACCGAAAATCTAGCGAACATCGATGCTGATTATGTCAATATTAGTTTGCCATCTAATTTTCACTTTTATGATTTTAAAACCTTGTCTATTAGACCTCTGAAAGCCAAAGAGATATTAAAGATCTACAAAGCAAGTAGAACCAACTCCTTTTTGATGTTGGTTCAAGCCATAGCTCCGTGCATCGATAAAGATATAATGAAATTAACTATTGGTGATTTTTGGTCTGTTATGTATTGGCTAAAACTAAATAGCTTTACTAAGTCTCCAATTCAGGTGACATGGGAATGCAGGGATGAGAAACATATTGAGCAAGTTAATGCTGGTACTCTGGAGCCTAAATCTCTTAATAATCACGATATAATTAATAAAACTCTAATAGAGGAAGTACAACTAGATACCGACAAATTAGACGCAGCCTTATTATCACTGGGTGTTATATCTAGATTTAAATTAAATCCGTCAACTATTGGGGACACATGTGAAGCAGTTGACCTGATGGATGCTAAAGTTATTGAAGAAAATGATGATTTTTTCACCAAATATGCTGCTCACCTTCACCCGGACCATGGGATAAAACTAAAGGATAGATATGACAAAGCTTTGGATGAGTTAACTCCAGACGACATGATTGACATAGATGTCTATGCTGATTTAATTAAGCATGGAATAAATGAACAAGTTAAAGTTAAATGCAAGGAGTGCGGCGCATTGAGGGAAGTTGCCATTTCCCTCAATGCGCTCGATTTTCTACCCTATATACGATGAAGAAAATTTATTAAATAGAGTTTATTCTGTAGCAGCTAAATTGGGTATATTGATGTCCATGGATATGGACTTCAGAAGTTTCATATACATATCCAATAAATTAGAAGAAGACATGAGACAAAAGGCTCAGAAAACCCACAAATAATCATATAACTGCAATTTAGCAGTATTTTCATTTAATATGATTAAATACACCATTGGTTCTACAGCTTCTCTTCTGAAGTCTCCAGATGATTTTAGGGTATCACTTGAGTCATATTATAAAAGTCTAGACGAACAAATCAAAAAATATAGTGACATTTCTACCTCCAATCTTGTTCAACAACTGAAGGAACTCAAGGATTTCATAGCCTCTATTATTTCCTCGAAAGACAATTCTCCTAGTTTGGTGAAAAAAATAGCTAAAATAATCGAAGATAATCCAGTTAAATACAATGAGGATGAATTAAAGAAACTAAATGTGCAGTTATCTGAACTTAATAAATCCTGGGTTAAGAAAAAAGTAGAAGATACTAAGGAAAAATTAAAGGGCAAAGAAGACACCTATTTCAAAGGAATAGTTAGGGGTGTTCTAGAATCCACCTCTGTTGGTAAAAATGCCTATGAATACAAAGACAAATTAAAATCTAAAGAGTCAGACAGACGCGGACTAGTAGACCAAATAAGAAGACTGACCAATGGGGAGGATGATGGAAATGCTGTAGCCATCAATAAAGAATTAAGTGAACATAAAGAAACTAACAAGCTGCTTCGAAAAATATCCGGAGATAAGGGTGATTCATCTGGAATGTTCCCTGTCGGGATGCTAGGTAGATTGGCTGGATTTGCTACATCTGCTCTCCCCCTTCTTGCTGGTCTTGCTATTGTTGGTAGTCTTTCCGCCTTTGCCTACAGTCTCTACAAAACAGTTCGTGAAGAAGACAAAAACAACGATGCAAATAGGGCTAAAAATAAAGCGGATATAGAAGCAAGAGAAGCTGCTAAACCAGCTGACCAGAGATTAACTGATGCCCAGAAAGCAAGTGCTATAACCGCTGCTACGCTGGCTGATAACAAAGCAGCCTCAAATCAATCATTAGCTGGTAACTCCGACAGTCGTAAAACACTTAATAAACTTAAATCGGAGTATATCAAGAAGCGGATGCCTGAGCTTAATGCTGACCCCAAATATGGGACGGGTGAATTTAACGTACGAGATATAGCTTCCAAAGAATTTGACGAGTACATTAATAATAAGGGGTCCGATAAAAGCGCTTCTGTCTCACGTCTAATTGGTGATTCTCTTGGTAAAGTAGCTAATGTAGCACCTACAGAGCAGTCTAAGGCATTGGGTAAAACGACTTTTGATGGCAAACCAGTAACTGTCAATCCAGCTGCAGTTAGTACCTCCGCCTTATCTGCCAAACTTACTGATTTGGTTAACATTAGGCCAGGAGTTGACTTGAATGGTCTCAACGATGGAGTTAAAACTAATCTCTCATCGATGGCTACCGAATATTATCAACAAACAGGCAAGAAACTTAGAATCAATTCGGCCAAGAGGTCAGCAGCTGAGCAGGAAAGACTTTACAAGGAAAAGGGTCCGGGATGGGCAGCGCCACCGGGTCAATCTATGCATGAATTTGGATATGCTGTGGATATTGACCCGGCTGATGCTGATCAATTATCTAGTATGGGTTTACTGTCAAAGTATGGGTTTACTCGTCCCCTACTTGGTGCTAGTAAACCAGAACCATGGCATGTGGAACCTGCTGGGATACAGGGACAGAAAAGTGCTATAAGACAAGGTGGTGGACTAGCATCTGCTGCATCCTCCGTGACACCCCCCTCAGCATCTCCAACATCCTCCGATACAGAGGGGGCAACTCCATCCGGTTCAAGTAGCAAAACGGCCTCCGTGGCCTCTTCTTCATCTGCCTCTAGTAGCTCACCCAGTAGCTCACCAATGGCCGCTGTGAGCGCGGGAGCTGCCTCGGTTGCAAACGCATCAGGTGGTGGTACTTCATCAGCACCAGCAATAGCTAGTTCTATTTCTGCGGGTTCATATGATAGGTCTTCATATGAGGAACCTACTACTAGTGTTGTGGTGAATACACCACCCCAACAATCTCAATCCAGCTCTAGCAATTCTAGCAAGACTTCACTGGATTCAATACCCATGATGGTAGAAAATCTTGACATGATACTACTAAATACTGGAAGTATATAAGAATGTTAGACAATATTCAGACAATAAAAAGACTAAAAACGGACAATAATGAACTTCTGTTGAGGAAATTAGAAGCTTTATCTGAAAGGGAAAAAGATGAGAGTGATAGGAACAGTATATCAGGTTTGCTCTCCTCTATTCCACTAATAATTGCCGCCATAGTCGCTGCTGCTGCTGTAGCCGCCATATATACAGCCTTCAATACTATTTCTTCCTTTTTCAAAAAAAGTAGTAAAGATGGTAAAACTCCAGCTGGATTAGACACCAAAATTCCGCAGGTCTCTTCCATACCACCGGGGGAGATTCAGGAGATAACCGACCAACCTACTGTCAGTCAGGCATCACCCAAGCTCATCAACGCATCAGTACCGCCAAATACTCCCATAACAGCCGATACTGAGGGAGTTGTTTCTAAAACTCCACAGAGAAGTCCATCAAGTCCACCAAGTCCATCCCAGCCAAATCCTACTACCCTAATTAGTGAAAAAACACCAGCCAGCTCGGACAGTAATTTAAGAACACCACTACCCGGAACCTCTATTATGCCAGCAACTACTATTAAAGAAGAGTCCACTAGTTCAATAGGTAAACTAATCATAAAGGCAGCAAATGCCTTGGGTGTTTCCTCTGGTTTTATGTTGGCTATGGCCAAGCAGGAATCCGGTTTCAATCCAAACGCCAAAGCATCAACTTCATCTGCAAGAGGATTGTTTCAACCGCTTGAGGCTACTTGGAAAGAATTAGTTGGTAAATATGGTAAGTCTACCGGAGTAACATTAAGTCAAATCAATGATCCAGCAGCCAACTCATTAATGGCTGCATATCTTCTGAGAGACAATATAGCTTCACTTACCAGAAACGGTATTACTAAAATCGGATATACCGAAATGTATGCGGCTCATTTTTTGGGTTCCTCAGGGGCTAGAAAATTATTGTCTAATCTGAGTGACTCAATATTAGCTGCTAGTATCCTACCCAGCGCAGCAAAATCAAATCGGAATGTATTCTACAATAGGGATGGAACACCAAGATCAACCAACGAACTGTATGCTTGGCTTACTAATAAGATAGCCCCAAATGCTGCAGCTTATGCAGCAAGCATACAGCAAGACACTACCATTAATTCTGTTGCTGTTGCCGAATATAATAGACAAACAGTCCTTGACAAAAATAAACAAGTTGTGGTAGCTGGAGCAAATCCTCAGCCTAGTTCTACTAATTCATCAACTAACGAGCCATCAGCTAAGCCAAAGTATGACATTGTGGCTGGTAGATTGGTAGTTAATGACAGCGATATAACAAGAACATAATACATGGCAACCACTGTTCAAAATTATAAAGCTTATATTAAAGCTGATGGTCTGCCACCAATTGACTTGTATTTACCTGAGTCCTTTAACTTAAATGTTCGTTCGCAGTACGATACTCCATTTGCTCAGGGTCTTCCTTCATCCATACTCCCCGATAAACTGGGTAAAATAGTTAGCGGATATAGTGCTGCCACTGGTATATCAACAGCTCCACAGGCAGCTACTGCACAAATATGGCAGGGATCAGCTCCGATTGAATTTCAATTACCATTTATTTTGATAGCCGATACATCTGCTAGAACCGATGTGCTAAATAAAATTAGAGACCTGATGAAGCTGGTGATGCCCTCAAAGACTAATGGGTTTCTAACTTCTCCCGGTCCTAAGATAGAAGGGTTTAGTGAATTTTTCAGACCTGAGAGCTACAGTGATAAACCAAAGCTTAAAGATAATATATCGTTACATATCGGTAGGTTTATCTACTACAAATCTGTAGTCATAACTGATGTTGATTCAACTTATGATACTAAGATGGATGCTGAAGGTCTTCCCATTAGAGCTGTTGTTAACATCAGTTTTAAAACCTTTTTCACTCCTGTTAAGGAAGACTTGGATGAAATATTTGGTGGTGGACCCGGGTCTTTCTAATGGCTAAAACTAAACCCTATCTTAGAGCTAACTTCATACCGACTAATACCTCAGCGTTTAGAGATGTGGAATCGGTATATCCGGATTTGCTGGCTGCTAAATATATAAACCTAAGAGACTCTATAAAAACTTATAGTATTGCTATTATAACTTCGGTTGAAGAAAATAGATCGGATATCATATCCAAGAAATATTATGGGACTGAGGAACTCTGGTGGATCATATGTCAGTTTAATGGTGTTGTAAATCCTCTGGAAGACCTATATGTCGGTCTTGAAATCAAGATACCAAAATATCAAGAACTGATTATTTATTTGCAAAATTCAGTCAATAAAACAAACAGCAGAATAGGTACTATAACTGTAATATGACATATATTGTTAAAGACAGAGTAGCTATATCCGTATCATTTGAATCAAACGTTCTTGATTTGGAAAGAAACTTTGTGTCTCTCCAAATATCGTCTGGTATAAATATGGGACTACCAATGTGCAGATTGATTGTTACGGACGAGACAGCGTTTTTTAAGAAAGAATGGACTATATCCGATGGTAATACTTTTACTATCAATTTAGGTGAAAACCAGGATAATCTTAAAACCTATGGCTTCGTTATATTTGCTTTTAAAGAGGGGAATGTTAATGGAATATCGTCATACGTAATCGATGGATATCTGGCATTCCCAGTATATTTCAACAAAAGTATTACAGAACCAAGAACAGGTACCTCAAGTAATGTGATAGCCAAATTAGCCGAAGACTGTGGGTTCGCTTCTAATTTGATGACTATCGATACTACTAATGATTCACAAATATGGTTGCCAAGGAACCGACGATACAATCAATTTATAAGTGAAATAGCTAAATCTGGGTATGCTTCTGATACTTCATGTATGGTGGTAGCTATTAGTAGCAAGTCTGAATTTAAATATATAGATTTATCACGTATTGTTTTTGATGATGTTAATGATCAACAATATGTTTTTGGAAACAATACCGCAGATTCGATTCAGATACATGACGCTAAAATAGTTTCCGATACTGGTGCCTCGAACGCCAATGGTGGGTATGCTTCAATGATGATTCAGCAATCTTCGCTTACGGATACTGTCAATACCGCCACAAAAGTATCTTTAATTAATATGGCTGATACCATTTCCTCTAATTCTACTATTAAAAATATAGTTGATAAATCCAAATTCGTCATTGGTCCTATAGATTGCGGTAACGTACATGCATCCAGTTATAAAGCCAAATATCAGAATCAACGCATATTTAGCATGTATAATAATGGTATTAAAATCCTAACTCCAGGAATATCCCCCGATGAAATAACAGATTCCTGTGTTGTTAAATATGATACTCCTGACGCTACTAACGATGTAGCATCAATAAATATGTATTCAGGTAGATACATAGTCAAGAGCAAAATGATTCAGATATCTGGGTCAAATGTCTTCACTAAACTTGACCTCATCAGAAACGGATTCAACTCCGATGTATCAGGAGTGCAGTCATAATGTTGGGTTCTATTAATAAGGAGGATTTTGTTGGTAAATATTTTGTTGCTAAAGTTATGGCTAACGATGACCCGTCTAAACTAGGAAGAATTAGAATATCAATACCGAACGTAATAGACGATGGTGAGCACAAGACGGGTGAATTTCCATGGGCTATCCCATTTGGGCTATCTCACCAGGGTCCCGATTATGGTTCGTTTGGTCCACCCGATGTTGGTTCTTTTGTTTACGTCGAGTTTCAACAAGGTGATATTCACTATCCCGTGTATCATGGGGGTGCTAAAAACCCATCTACAGGTCCTTCATCTGTATCCAATACAAATTATCCAAATAGATATGGGTTCAAAGACTCGGTTGGTAATTGGTTTTTTGTTGATAAAATGACAAAAGACATGGAAATAGTCCACACTTCTGGTGCTACAATTAAAATAAATCAAGCTGGAGATATTAGTCTTAATACTCCAGGCAAATTTTCATTAGTAGCTGGTGGAGACATAGATATTACTTCCTCTGCTAATATGAAATTCAATGCCACTAGAATTGATTGGAATTAGACAAAAATGTTCGCTAAACTCGCAGCAGACCATAAAACGACTCAATTTGAACCGGTTAATATTGGCATAGATGGTAAATTCCAATCTATCAGACCGTTTTTGCCCACAGACCTTAAAATTGATGATAACAACTGTGGCACTTGCACGCTTACTGGATGTTTTGGCTTTGATGTTTTTAGTGATAACAAATTTCAAATCATAGTTAACAACGAGATGAAAATATATACTAGATTCGAAGATATACCCGATAATATAGATAACGTCATCAGTTTTATGCCTGATATCAGTCATCATGTGGTTTTTACTGTGGAGACAGACAAAGACACTGCAACAATATATGTCCATAGGGAATCCACCAGATGGCTAGATAGATTATATGAGCTTAGAAGAAGGGAAAAGTCTAGATGCCTTCCGTGACTAGAATAGGTGATGCGGATGTACCACACTGCTCACCGATGACTCGTGCTGGTGGTTCTTCAAACGTTTTCTGCAATGGTGTTGGTGTCTCTAGACAAGGGGACTCCAATACTCCTCATCTGTTACCTGGTGATCCGTGTCCAGTGCATTCAGCTAGCATATCATCTGGTTCCAGTAGTGTTTTTGTTAATGGAATGGGAGTAGGAAGAGTTGGCGATGGCATTGGTGGGTGTACTGCTGTTGCTGCTGGTTCTCCTAATGTTTTTGCTGGTGGGTAATTTCAGATCATGCAAAGATATATAGATGTAAACACACTCATAGGTTCAGATAGACGACCAGAATTAGTATCTGATTATGATGCCGTATCCAATAGTATTAGAAATCTACTGCGTTGTCCAATTGGAACCAGACTATTTTTAAATGACTATGGCTCATCAATGATGTCGTACATCCATGAACCAGTGGATGAAGAAACGGCCTTCAAAATAGAGATTTCAGCTCTTCAAGAAATAGAAAGATGGGAACCAAGGGTAGAAGTTATAAGGTCTCAAACTAGAGTAACTGTTTTACCTACTAAAGATGGCTATGCTGTCTTTCTAGTTGTTAAAATAAGAGCTACTGGCCAATTAGCTACTGTGGACTTCAATGTCTTAAAACCAACACTATCTAAAACGATATGACCACCGTACAATTATCAACTGTAAAACCTGATTACGAAACTATATTCCAACAACTTCAGGCGGAGTTGACCACTAGAGAAGTATGGAAGGATGGTCTGCTACAGTCTTCAACAGGCAATACTCTGACTTCTCATATAGCGGCTATTGGTGCCTTTTCCCAGTATGCCATTGCCTCAGCTTTGGAAGAAGCCACCTTGGAAGCCGCTAAGAACGATTCTAGTGTCTATGCTTGGGCCATAGGTCAAGGCATTAGGATAGCACGTAAATCATCAAGTCAGTGTTCCGTCGAGCTTAAAATAACCCCGACATTTACCAATCCAATAGCCATTCCAGCTTATACTCAATTTGTGGGTCAGGGTGGTATTTTACTGTACAACAGAACCTCTTTTCTAATACCAGCCAACACTTCCACATTCGTTACTGATCTGTATCAAGGGGAGGTAGTGACTCAGACTGTTAGCGGAACCGGTGAAGATTTTCAGACTTTCATATCTACTGAGCAATCCTTTGTAGTATCCGATAACGATGTGGTTGTTAGAAAGAACAATACTATTGTGGACCTAGTGACAAATAAACTCTGGGAGAGAAAAGGACTCATAAAAGAGGCTGTCTGGGATAGAACATTAAAAACAGGTCAATTATTTTTAATGTTCGGTAACGAACTCTATGGTAGCAAGCCGACTGTTAATGATGTAATAACAATTCAGTATGTCGCTACTAAAGGACTATTGGGCAACGATACCTCAGCCACGGGTAAAAAGCTTACCACTGATTTGAATCCAGCTATAACAGGTGTCATAACATCTGGCCTTAGTGGGGGTGGAGACGAAACCAATGCATATACTCTTAAGAAAACTGCTCCCATATTATGGGGGGCGTTTGAGTCGGCTGTTACTGGTTCCCAATATAGGGCTTTACCTGTTGGGCAGTATCCGGGTGTTATAGATATAAAAACTTTCGCCCAAAGAGAACTGTCAACCACCGACCTCAGGTACATGAACTTAGTAAAAATCGTCTTACTAACAAGTTCACCCTGGAGTCAGTCTCAATATGATGCATTTGAAAAGTGGTACACAGCTAGGTCTATTTATTCAACTCGCTTCTACTTTGAACCACCAATTCAAACCCTATTGGATATAAGAGCAGAAATATCGTGTGATGATTCAGCTGATTTAATATCTGTTAAAACCAAGGTGTCTCTGGCCCTAGCCAATCTTCTTAGACCCAGGTTTAAAATTTTAGGAACTAATTTCTATAAATCAGACATAATAGATACTATTTATGCTGCTGATTCATCAATTAGATATATTAGACTATTTACTCCAGAGAATGACATATTTGCGGGTGTTAGTCCTCCAAGTGTTCTGACATCCACCTATATACCAACAGGTGGTTTGGTGTCTGGTACCTATGAGTATGGAATCAGTGTTACAAATGCTACTGGTGAGACCCAAATAAAACCAATATCTGTAACAATACCGTCTAGCGGTTCTATAAAACTGGACTGGGAACCAGTGTATAACGGATTAACATATAGGATTTACGGTAGATCTAATTCAGCTTTTGAATTAATAACTATTTTACCATTATCTGTATCAACGTTTACGGATAACGGAACACTTATCCCAAATCCTGCTTTTACTTACACTAGTGTGGATACCAGTGGTACACATTATACTTCCTTGGGTAATCTAGACCTGACTATGTTGTATACTAGTAGAAATCTATAAATGAATCGGTCTTTACTACTACCAAAATATCTACTTGATAGTCAAGTATGGTCAGACATGTCTTCAGCTATAGACGTAGTTTTGCTGATAAGATTGATGACCCAACTCGATACATACAGTGGATTCGCGACTATTTTATTCAAGATGAAGCCATGAGGCAGGGAGTGGAAGCTGGCCAGATGCTTTCCCTAAGCTCGTTTAATGATTACGATAGAGTTTTATTAATTAAATTGGCCAATTTAGTCGGATTTACTTTTAGAAACTCAGGAGATCTGGCTGACGAAGACTATCTACGAATACTTAGAAATCTGCCGAATTACTGGTATAATGCTGGAAACGAATCTTTTATAGATTTTTTCAGTCTAATGCTCAATTCACCCTTCGAGATAGTAAATACTTGGACTCAAGACTACGTAACATTCCTGTCTGAGGGCGACCCACTAATAGGAAATACCATATATGATGGTGGCACTTGGTATCCAACTACTCATGTTGAAATATCTTATGATGCTATAAAATTTCCGGTTTCTTTCTACAAGGTAGTTGAGTTTTTCTACTACATTGATCCTTATAATTTAGTACTGAAAGCAGTTAAATCAAAATCTGTGGCCTATTCCCAACCAGTTGGTATATCCATGGTAGGTCGTCTAAATACTTGGTACGCATAATTTAATAACAAGAGACCGAACTAATTTTTATTGTAAACACAATAATGTATACATTGGACAACGAATGATTTTCACAATAACTGATGCTGGTTTAGCTGCTATAGCCGCTGGTGGTCCTAATGGACCATATATAAATCTAACTTCCTTTAAGTTTGGTAGTGCTTTTAATTATACTCCATTATTAACTCAAACTGGATTAAATGGAACCACTGTATCTCAGGGTCCACTGGCTAATTATAGGGTCATCGACAGCAATACGGTTGAATACATCATTCGCTCAAACGAATCTATCGGCGATTTTACTTTTGGAGAGATCGGGTTATATACAGCCTCTGGAGTTTTATTTGCTATAGCTGCCTTAGAAACTCTACAACCGAAAATTAGGTCTCTCGGTCCGCAAGTTGGTAACATAGTAGAAATCGAGTGCAGAATTGTCCTAACTACTAATGTGACCGCTGTTTTTCAGTTTCCTATTAACTCAAATTCTAATGAGCTAATACCAGAAATCGCTAATTTACAACTACTCGATACACCTTCAACCTCTGGGTCTAACGTATTTATTGTGCACGATATTGATGATTGTGGGAACTCCGGAATAGCTTACAGACATAATAACTTTGAATGGAGTTTTAGTACCCATTTATGTAATTTTGTTGGCACAATTGGCGCTGGCACTACTAATACTAGTATTGTTTCATCATCTTTAACTTATGATAATATATCAGAAACTGATGTTATAATACCAAAAAAATACATCCTACAATTCACCACAGGTGCTTTAAAAGGAACTTTAAAATATATAGATAGCAGGATTAGCAGTACCACTATATTAGTAAATCCGGCAACAGCAGGTACAGCGGCTGTTGGTGATCAATTTATAGTACACAAGTCCATATGTTGTGGAGATAATTCGCTGCTATTCGCTGGGGCTTTGGAATACAATGCATTTGCCACCAGAATAAATAGAGTGATCGGAGCACCCACCGGGTCTACTGATACTGATAATTTTGGATATGGCCAAGTTCCTATACCATTAATACCAATTCCGCAAAGACCTTCTAGACCACAGTGGGATTTATTATACAACAAACTAGATGCGGGTAGAGCACACCAGATACCAGCGGTTAGTCTTCCATTAGCACCCGTCTTCACTCCAACTCCAGTCGATTACTTCCAATTTTCTAATTCCAACCCCAGTGGTCAGGGCTTGGCTACTACCATTACTAGATACAATAATTTAGATGCTAGTATTAGCCTCATGACTTCCAGTAGAAGTGCTGCTGCAGACTTGCAAGTCACCATACCACCATCAGGAACGAGAATTAGGACCACCGGCTGGAGTACCTCTATTCAACATTCAGCACTGTTTCAATTTCCGGACTCGGATAGCATGAAAGCTTTCTTCAACGCTGGTGGTTCTATTCAACATGCTATGTCTATTATTAATTCAATAGACGTAGATGATGTAGAATGGAGCAACATGGTGGCCAACATAGGTATAGTGTATCTGGGGTACGATAGAACTAGATCAAACTTAATTACATCAAGCATTGGATTTTATGACCTAGGTTCTAGTTTGGTTCAAATACTAAACACACCAGGACCTTCTAGTCCACTAGGACCAAAGTCTTATTCTCTATTCGCTAGTCGTCCCTTCGCCAATGCCGTTCAGATAGTTGGTTCGCTAGTCGGTAGAAATCGTGCTGGTGCTGGTGGTAGTTCGGGTGCTTATCCTTATTCCAATACCTCCGCCTCCGCCTCTACAAGAAGCTATATGGGGTTTCAGAAATCCAATAATTCTTTTTTGAATGATCCACCTGTAGCTTCTCCCATTATCATAGATAATGGGTCTACTTGGTAAATGGGGTCAAGAAACGGGGTCAAGAAGTTGAATAGGCCCTCCTATTCAACCACCCTCACATCTTGGTTCGATATCAGGCAATGTATACTTGAGAGAGACAATTACTCATGTCAGCACAATGGATGTACTAACACCAATAGAAATTCTAAGCTTGAAGTTCACCATATTATACCCCTAAGCCGCGGAGGACGTAGTGTAAAAACCAACTTAATAACACTATGCGAATTGCACCATGACAGAAGACATGACCATCTTAGGTAGAATTGAAGAACATGATCTTCTACTCGAAGAGACACACAGAGAAACTCTTCTGTATGAAGAACTAAAGGCCACCATAAATAAAGGTCTACTAATTCAGTATGGTCTCCACTGTATTAGAGTGGATAGAACTTTCATTTCCTTTATTTCTTCTGCTTTTGGTATAGCTGGGTTGACCTCTGTGGTTTGTCAAGATACAGAGGGTAAACCATTCAAAATGGTAATAACCGAAGAAATCATAAAAGACTACCATAGTAGATGGAACGAATCCATGTTGCTACTATTTGACACCCATAGTAAACTTAAAAGTTTGAAATCCCGTATTCCATCTATAATCGGTGAACTATGACCACTCGCGGTATACTGCTGTATGCTTTCTACAATGATAACATTGATTATTATGCATTGACTGAATATTGCATTTTCAATCTAAAAAAGTTTCTACCGAAAGTTCCCATATGTTTAATAACTGACATGGACATAATTGGAGTAGACCATATTATTAAAACAGTAAACAACCAGAATAACACTAGATTGTACAGAGACGGAACTTCTTCCAATTTTAAAAACTTAAGACTTGATTGCTGTGACATATCACCGTTTGATTACACTCTGTTGATGGATGTCGATTATATAATCAGAACTAGGAGTCTTGTATATTTATTCGAAGAAACTTTTACCGAGAAATTAAGAATAGGACAAATTGCGCATTTGGCTAATGGTAACAAGCCAATTAGTAATTATATGAATTCTCTTGGTGATAAATTTTATTGGTCCACTCTGGTTTGGTTTCACAAGTCCAAGCAAATATTTTTTGATTTGGTTAAAGAAATATATAGTAAGAAAGACTTATACTGGTCTTATTACAACATACCGGTTCCTCTATGGAGGAACGACTATGCCTATTCTATGGCTCTTTCAATCCTTGGCTTATCACCCCCTTCAATAGTGGATTCTATTCAGTGTGTTGATGATAGTAATTACATCAATAAACTACATCCACTAGTAATGGATGACCAATTAATATCTAGCGATCTTCACTTTATGCAGAAACGTCAACTCTGCAATTTAATAAATCTTCACAAAAATGCAAATAATATATTACGATAAGGATGGATACATATTAGGTATTGAGCCTTATTTTATAGATGAGATAAACTTAAATTTCAAACATCTATTGTATAGTGGTTTTTTGTCTTGTTTTGAATTAATATCTAGTTTTAGAATAGTGAATGGTTCTATCGTTCCACAGATTGATAATAATGTACCAAGGATGAATTTATCAGAAGTATTGAGGACAGACCGGCAGGAACTCTCAGCAATAACCAAATTAGGTGATAACTATAAATTAACTGGTGAAACGGGTGAAACACGGATTGGGCTGCTTGTTTCAAAACGTGGATTAATCATAAATGGCATAATATTAACAACCGAGTATCAAAATTTTTCACACGATGAGATTTTCTTGACTACCAATATTAAGAACACTAGAATATATGAAACTAAATGATTTAGATGTTATTTTTCTGTCTTATCAGGAGCCAAATGCTGATGAAAATCATGCACATTTGTGCTACTTGCTCAATAAAAAGATAAAACGTGTTCACGGTGTCAAAGGTATTGATAGTGCTCATAAGGCGGCTGCTAATTTGTCTACTAGCTCATATTTTGTGCTAGTAGATGGGGACACTATCATTACCGATGCTTCGTTCTTTAATCTGAATCTAGATTTAGAATTCAAATTTGAATTCAAAACATTATCTTTTAATTCTATCAATTCTATCAATGGTCTAATATATGGAAATGGTGGTCTTAAGGTTTGGAACAAATCCAGAGCCTTAACCATGTGTAGCCATGAAAACAGCGATAATTCATCGCAAGGAGTGGAGTTCTGTTTCTATGATTGGTATGTTCAGATGCCTGGATGTTATTCAGAAACTGTCATCAATTCAACCCAGAGACAAGCTTTTTATGCCGGATTTAGGGAGGGTGTTAAACTAACCACAGATAAAGGTTTCAAGTCTGACACAATTAGTCAATATTCTTTATCAAAATTAAAAATATGGATGTCGATTGGTGCTGATGTAGAATATGGTGTGGATGCAATGATGGGAGCTAGATACGGATTCTATCAGTCTAGATTTAACAGAGATTTTGATATAAATAACGTTTCTAATTATGGCATTTTGGAGGAACATTACCAGCTATACATGAACTCAAATAATGAGAAACAACTTGTTAATGATTCTATAAAGCACAAGTATCCAGATTACCTGTTCAATTTGGATGCCATGGCTTCGGAGTTCTTCAAATCAAACATGACCAAACCAACAGTAATAAGAACAAATCCCAATTTAACCGACCAAGAAACAAGAAACATACTGTCGTGATAGATTTAATGTATATTCATGATGGAAGTGGTAATTTTGATAAGATTACAGAAGAAGTACCATGGGCTAGCGAGATAGTTTCCGACGATTTTCTGGGTGGTATTCAATTAGCTGCGAAGTCTTCCACAACTACTCATTTTTGGTATTTACATGGTAATAGTATAACCATCCCAGATTTAGGGAATGTTATTAGGAACTATGCTATTAACAGAAATGAGACCAACACCATAATAAATAGTAGGACAATCGGGTTTGGAATAGCTCATAGAGACTATGGAATATCTAAAGACCATTATTTAAACTTATTTAATGATATTATTAGAATACCTACTTCAACATTGTTTGATGTTATGTATATATGTACTGATGAAGACCACTCATATAGAAACATTTCAAGACTAATAGACCTAGGTTATGATGATTTCAAAATAGTCAGAAACGCTGGAACTATATATCAATCCCACAAGAAAGCTTCCGAATTATCTTCGACCGATTGGTTTTGGGTTATAGATGGAGATTGTTATTTACTAAACAAATTACCGTCAGAAGATTTAGTGGATATTGACATGTTTAGGCCCTCTACTATTTTTTGGAAAGCTGAAAACCCACTGGGGATTACTCCATATGGTCACGGAGCTATTAAACTAATGCATAAGAGCCTGTTTCCTGCATCTAGCTGTGGTGATGAAAATGTAGATATAACTACTTCGTTAGGTCATAATATCTTCATGGACAAGATAACAAATATACACGCTTTTGATACCTCTGAATATAGTATATATAAAACCGCTATTAGGGAAATGTCTAAACTTTATGTAAAAAAAGATGAAGATTCTATGGAGCGTCTTCGCCAGTGGACTGACGCAATCATAACAACTAGATTCGGCAAAGACTTGACATCACTTTTAACATCAGACCTAATAAATGATTTTGAACACATTAGGAAAAAGTATGAAAATTTATGACCTGGATTGGTTCTTTATTAGTTACGATGAGCCACAATCAGATAATAATTACGAGATTGTTCATAAATTAAAAAATGATGTCAAGCGTGTTAATGGTGTTAAGGGATTCAATGCAGCACACAAGCAGGCAGCTATATTATCCATTACTCCTAGATTTATAACTATAGACGCCGATACTATTTGGATTGATAAAAATTTTGGGGACATAGAAATACCAGATCATGTGATGCTTAACAACATAAACTATCATTGGAATTCTTGGAATCCCTCTACTAGGCTAGCCTATGGAAATGGTTCACTTAAAATGTGGTCCAAAAATATAGCCATTAATATGAATACTCATGAAGCATCTAGGACCAGTTCCATAGAATTTAGGGATGTAGATTCAAAAACGATGGCTAATGTTTATTCCCATAATGATCATTCTGAAATCTGGCAAGGGTGCCGTGCGGCTTTTAGAGAAGGGTACAAATTCGGATTATTAAAAAACTGCGATCTAAAAAGAATAAACGGGTGGTACAAAAACACCACACGAAAGGTATCAGACGCGTTTCTTTATGGATATTACAACGGGTTTAGGGGTATTAATACGAATATAAACGATTTGGATTATTTGAGAGAACAATTTCAAAATGAGAATGTGTTTATTGAACCAAACTTTATTAGGTTTGTTTCTGCTGCTAGACATTTACTGAATAACGAATTCAATTTCGATTGGCCCATTCCACCAAATATATACTCGGAGAATTGGTAAGTATTTTAATAGAATGCACATAGCCACCTATTTACCATACATAGACAGAGAGATAATTGGAGTCTGGACTGAGTCTATTATAAAAGCAAAGACTAAATCTATTAGTAAGCTATCCGTGGCTACCACCAATAGTGAGGCTCTTAGTTCATTGATGTATCATCTAGGCGTAATTAGTGATAATTATCTAGATAACGTAGTTTATTTCATAGCTATTGTACCTAATGACTTCAAAATACCCGATAGCATAGTGTCTTTGGCTGATAAATTTGATCTGGACTTAAAAGAGAAAAGATTCGTTAAGAGTAAAAACTACCTTAAAAGAATAGAAAGAAATCCAACTATTCCGGTCTCCGAGTCAGACATTATTAGAGACTCTTACTATGGGTTTGGACACAGAGACCTATGGACCTATATTAGTCCATACATGGATAACTATAGAAATATGCCAGACTTGCCAAGTCAATGGGTTTTACCATTCGATTAACTTATTGAAATAAGCTTTTGCCGCTTGACTATCTATGGAGCCAAATCGTCTATTTCTAGCTCCGTTAAACCTCCATACATACTGTGGTCTATTATAATAAGTCCAGCCATGATTTATAGCCATTAAGGTAATAAACACATAATCAAAAACCATTGGGTGCCACCCCTTCAATTTTATTAGTGCTGTAGTTTCCGAGCAGGTATTAATAGCCAGCCCTCTCTTCATTATCATAAGTTGATGACATCTAACAATACTTCGTGTCTTTATTGTCCATTTGGTATGTATACTATCTATCCAGTTATGTATTTTCCCAGAATCAGATAATACCACCGAATTGGTGAACGAGGCTGGATTACCATCATCAACTATTTTCTCGATGTAATCTGAATCAGCGCATAGATAGTCATCATCATCAACAAAACTAACATATTCGTTTTCTCCTAAATTATAACCAATATTCCGTCCCATTATTAGGTCCCTACCAAAATTATCAACAACTATGGGCTTAATAACCGTTTCCAGTCCCACAAAGGAATTGATACATTGATTCCACCAAGGATTATTAACTAGACTTCTTAGTATGTGAATATCTACCATTTATGATTTTGAATTTTCATCTGTTTTTTACTAATATTGGCCGCATCTATATTATCAAATTCAGCGATTAAATCATCATAAATAGTCTTACTTTGAATTATAGAATGACTGCTCACAGGATTGTATTGCGTAGTAGCTTCAAGTCTATTATCAAAAACACTATTGATTCCTAACCCATAGACAGAGTTGACTCTATCGGCTGCGATCATTGGTGTTATTAGTTCTGTATAGTGGTTTCTGATTTTAATGGTTTGCGTGTTATGTTTTTTATTAATTATTTCGACTAAATTGATTATAGAATCCTCAATGTGGATTATTGATTTTTCACTAACACCGTCTCCATATACAGTTATTGGCTCTCCAATGGCTGCCTGACACATGAATCTATTAATGAATGTGCCATAATAGTAATCATAATCCAGCCTATTTCTCAGAAATGGGTGGCTAGATGTTTCTGCGGTTTGACTGCCCCAAGCTGTACCACTGTGAATCTCAGTTATATCCAGTCCATAAGTCCTACTGTAGAATTCCAATGTTAATAAGTCATGACACTTAGTTAAATGATATAAACTTTTTGGTGCCATAGGCAATAAATTGCCAATCGTGTCATGCCCAACAGATTCTGAATAGCTATTATAGACTCCCATACTGCCAAAATGTATCAGCCTGATATCTCTATTTACTTCTTTGATTGATTCCAATGCGTTAAGCATTATAATATTGTTTAGAAATGTTGTCTGCTTGTATCTGCTTGTATGACTAACTGGGGCTGATCTTTGTCCGGCTGCATGAATGACAATATCCGGTTTATATCGTTTGAGTATGTCGCCTATATTGCTATGAATAAGATTTACGTTATGATACTTTATACCGGATACAGATTCTCTTTGCCACGAATGGGCTATATTAGATTTAAAACCATGCTTAGAGTCGAACGTCCTACGAGATAAATCATCCACTATTCTAACATCGTTCCCAAGACTGGCCAGTCTAAGTGACAGAGGCCAACCAATGTATCCATCGCCGCCCAGTATAAGTATTTTATGACCCAAAGTATTCTCTCACTTTCCTAAATTCAATGCGTATATCTTTATCGTTTCTAATACCATGTTTATGATATCTGTAAACGTACAACAACTTGTCTATATAGTGCCAGCCAAACGCATTCTGAATGATATTTTGAAATACAACATCGAAAACCAACGGATTCCAGTTTTTTTGTTTTATAAGTTCGTTAGACTGAACACTGGCTAATGTGGCAATACATCTTCTAGTAATTATCAATTGGTGAGGCCAGACCGGATTATACTCCCTTTTAATACCATTATCATATAATAATATTGAATTGGTGTAGGTAGCATCCATATTCATAATGACTATATTATTAGCCTCAATTCCGGCTTGGTTGGTCAGATAATCATCATCATCCAGATAAGACACAAAATCATTATGTCCGGATTCAAATCCTAGTTGTCTGGCTTTGCCATAATTCATTTCTTTAGACTTTATAATATGCACTTTGAAATAGTCCGATGGCACTGAATTGATGCATTCATGCCACCAAGGATTGGTGTGTCTCCAACGAAGTATATGTAAGTCAATCATAAGTAATTTTATTTTACATTAATTGTCGAGATCCATAAAAATGTTTCTAATTACTGCTTTAGGCCAGGTAGCTATAGAGAATGCCGTAGCCAATAATACAACAGTCATCATATCTAATTATAAGTTGGGGTCCAATTTTGGCTACACCCCGGTTATTAATCAGATGGGTCTCACTGGTCTCACTCTGCATACTGGAGCACTCGAGGGTGCTGTAGTCATAGACCCAAATAATATCAAATACATCATTAATTTGGATACATCAATAGGTCATTTTGCCTTCGGTGAAATTGGTTTGTTTTTATCTAATGGTGATATGTTTGCTATCGATGTTTTGCCAAATCCCGTTATAAAGGATAAAGCTGGTGATACTACTGGTACTCAATTGGGGAACACAATTGGGTTAGAGGCCCATCTATCAATGTACGGTATCTATAATGCCATAAGTTATATTCCAAATGATTCGCTCAGTCTTCGTGAAATCAAAACCTATCCTAACTTTGACTTAGTACCACCAGCCGCTAACATTGCAGACTATAACCTAGTCGGCGTTACGACTAATCGTTACAATCAACTGGCCTGTACACTAGTGCGTGGTGATCTAAACATTTGGTCACCAGTCGGATATGCTAAAATAGCAACCAATTCAACCACGGCTCTTTCAAATTCCACATCTCTCATCACTAATTTGGATGTTGCTTTTCTAACTAACACACCAGGCAAATATCTAATTCAGTTTACGCAAGGTGCTTTGGTAGGTGTCCTAAGGGAAGTGTCTTCTATTAGTGCTTCCGGCTTAGTTACGTTATTTAGCCCTGTTTCCACTGGTGTTCCTAATGGTAGTCAATTCATATTGCACCAGAGGTTGGAGACCATAGGTGGGTCCACCGTAGCACCTCCACCATCTTCTGCTCCTGTTGATAAAAGTCTACCGGAGATAGACGTTACGCCACTGGCCAACGAATACGGTGATTTTTATATAACCCCAGAGAACCACACTCAGTTTATGTACAAATTGCTGCGTGAGAAAACAGACTTCAACTCCGGTGGATTCGGTTACATAAATATAATCATTAGTAGTTATGACGAGGAATATAATCCAACCGAGACTTACACTCCCGGCCACTGGTATACTTTCGCTGCAAACGAGAACCTGGATACTGAATTGTTTAGCATCACCGGTGGTGATCCATTCGTTGAAATTTTACTACCTCCGGATAAAATATCTAAGTTACGTACTGCTAATTCAATAGCTACCCTTATTTATTTGGGTGGTAATAGATGGATTCTGTCTGGTGATTTGGCGGAAAGCAATTAACATTATGTCAAATAAAATTAAGATAATAAATACCTCGCCGTTCTATTGCAAGCCAGTAGATATTTACGCTGAGTCCAGAAGGTCCGGTTCAATAACGGCTGGTGTTCTGAAATCCAGTTCTTTCCTACCAGAAACACCAGAAATAACATTGGACTTCGAGTCTATTTTACCATTTGCTGCTAAAGAACTAGACATTTCTTCCGATATTAAAGACTACATGCTCTGGCCTGTAATTATGATGACTTCGGATTTGCCCAATAGAAATGGTGTAGCATTTCCACTTAAAGAATTAGTTAGATGGAATCCAGAAAGAGGAGCACAATCCTACAAAACATGGAACGGAATGGGTTTATGTGTGGAGCACGCCAACGGTTATGCAGAGAAAAAAGATCCAGCTTTTGGACTGATAGCTGATACCCATCTTTCTCAGCTTAAAGGCTATAGTCAAAATAAGCTCTGGAAGGTGGTAGCTATGATGGCCTTGGATAGAACTAAAGATCTGGAACTGACCGAAAAGATACTAAGCGGACAACTTAACAGCACGAGCATGGGAGCTTACACTCAAAGCTACAGTTGTGGATACTGTGGTGCTGAATTTGGTCAATGTGATCATCTTAATACTAGAGCATCTTACGACTTCTACGAACTGCTGGAAGCAGATGGTAGCAAATCGTTAGTATTTCGTAATGTGCATGGAATATCAGCGATCGAAAACTCTTTCGTACATGATCCGGCATATCGTGTTGCACTCTTTGACTCGTCAAAGCCTCAAACTTTTCTAGAATAATTCGAACATCGCATTGCCTGCATCATAGATGATGTTCCATTTGTGAGAAATCATATTTTGCTTCTCGGTTAATGACGAGTCGTAAAACTCCAACTTATAAGCCAATAGTTGCTTTCTAAAACCAAAACGATGGAATCGGGTTTGACTTTTGGTATACCAGTAATTAGGACGGGTTTCATGAGTAAGCTTGAATCCATTTTTAGTATAAACATCACCAGTGCTGTATCTTAAATCAGCGGCGGTACTAAGAGTGACGTTGGGATGGTATTTTAGGAAATGTTTAAGCAATTTACTGAATCCCCCGACCACGGTGGTGTCTTTGAGTACACTAAACCTACCAATGTTGAAATCATATTTTTGATTTCCACCTGCAATACTAGGTTTACCAAAAGTTATAACCGAGACTAATTTACCCTCAAACGTCAACCCGTATCTAATCGGACTAGAGTCTTTACCCATTAAATGGTTTTCATCTAAAAACTGGCTACAAGTTTTAAAGTCTAATTCCATTATTTGACATTTCCTTGCATAAATCTTATTGATGGTTAATCCTAGTTTGTGTCGAATTATACTCTTCCATATTTCCTGTTTAACAGGGTTTACCCATTCATCCTCAAAAATCTGTAGTAATTCAATACCCGCTTCGCGGCAAAGCAACATCTTTTTCTGATGATAACCGGGTATTTTTGGTTTTCTTAAATTTGGTCCATAACTTGAATGGTAGTAAAGCCCATTATATTCAATAGCCAATTTATGGTTGGGCAAATAAATGTCCAATTCGTATGGTGGTATTAATTTTTTGCTTCTGCTAATGACATTACCACTGATGCTTTGAATAAATTCACTCACTTCTAGCTCTGCATCAGAGTCAGAACATTTCGGACAACCCTGTCCATTAACATGATTTACTGCTCTCTGGTTGAACATACCATGTTTTGGACAGATTATATCCATTCCATTAGACATTCCGTTGTAATCTATATACTTGTACTTATCGTCATGAATTTTAGATGCTCTTTCGAACACTAGGTATTGATCCAATATTGGAGTTGGGGTTCGATTCTCCCTAGATTTTCTTTGTCTTTCGGCTATAATATCAGCAGGAGTATTTTCCAGTGTTATTTTTCTAACCTCTAGACCTACTTCCTTGCTACACTCCGGGCATCCAGTACCCAATTGATGGTGAATTGGTATTTGTTCAAAGACTCCATGCTCTGAGCAAATTATCTGGATTTTCTTCTTATTACTTGTATACTTTACTAACGAGTAGTCATATTTGTTACTATGAGTCTCTATAAATTTTTTAAGTATTTCTTCTTTCCTTGCGTCTATGGATAGTTTGGCTCTTTCTAACCCACCTATCTTGAGAAAATCAGCTCCGCATTTACTACAACCACCTGTTAGGTGTTTGCCCGGAGCTTGTCTGAACTCACCATGTATTGGACAAATT